TAAAGACAACGAGACATCTTTATACCCTGCAAACAACTGTAATTTCAGACCTTTTTTTTCAATTTTGTTCCTGCTGTCTTCTGACAGATTGTAGATTTTAACATTTGCCAAGTTTGGATATCCAACAAGACTTTTTTCTACTTTAAAAATAACACGCAAATCTTCTACTACGAGATCAGGAAAAACAACTTTTAGAACCCGGTTAAACACTTAATACCCCTAAGTCAAAAGATTCTAAATCGTAGCGGCCAGGATCACTCTCATCTTCACTAATTAATTTGAAACCAAACCCCGGATATTGTCGCAATAAATTAATCTTTGTTATTATTTTAACCCCCAAAATAAGAATATCACCATCTGTATTACTAATATCCAATGTCCAAAATCCATATTCATTCCATAACTGCCGGAAAGTATATAAATTATCAAAAATAACTACATTAAAAGTCGCTTCCGGATTATTTGTCAAAGGCAGGTAGGTCATAATGCCCCCCGTAGTTGAGTAAGTCCCCTGGACACTATCGGGATCATTTTGTCAGATATATTGGAGTCATCGAACTGTAGCTCAGTCGCTTTTTTCGGGCCTACAAAGATTACTTGTTTCATGGTAGCAGTAAAAAAAAGGCCGTTTGCTGTATCTTTATCCTGTGACTCTGACAGGCTGAGGATAACAACATTCTCATAAGCTTTCAGCCCTTGATAAAGGGTAAATGGTTTGCGCATGATTTGCAGTTCAAGAAGATTTTCCCATGCTTCCCTTGATTTTGTTGTAGCTTGTGAAAAACTTGCAGGGGCAGAAATTATACTATTGACAGTGCTTGTACTGATATTGCTAACCATCCCCGTCATAGAAAAGGTCATCGGTTCGACAATAATATGATCATTAATATCCGCGCCATTTTCAACAGGATTTTCCGTAAGTTTTACTGTAGCGGATGCGCTTTCTGTAATAACTACATCCAGCTCAATATTGCCAATGAAATTCCCTTTTTTGAATATTAATTGTGCTAATGACATCAATCCACCTGAGTCGCTAAGTTTGTTTGAGCGTTGCTATATTGTTGCAACAAAACATCTGATACAACCCTTTTGACTCGATCTTCATCCCCACCGTTAATGTTTATCGTAATATCACCTTTTTTTGATGACCTGCTATTATTGTTAACTACAGAATTATTGATGTTTGTAGTATTTTGATTGCCACCCTCTTTTCCGTTTAATCTTATGATTCCTTTTCTTGTCACCTGCTCAAACTGTGGTTCTTCTGCGCTCCCGATTGTTTTAATATTTATCCATGGTATTTTATTTATCAATTTAATTGCTGAGTTAATCGGGGTAATGATAAGATCAAGGATGTAGCGACCTACATCTTTGATCATCATAATAAATCCTTCGAGGGCATCATCCCCATCAGTAAAAATCAGTCCCCACCCATCCCGAACCATCTTAAAAGTAGCAACCAAGTCTTTAAGTGCCGCATCCATAACAGGGAATTTTTTTGCAAGATTGCCCAGGGCTGAATCACCCCCCTCAGCATATTTGATAATGTCTTCCAATAAAAGTAGTATGCCTACAGTAAGAGCGGCTATCAAAATTGGCATTAAAAGAGCTGACGCATTCATAACCAATAAGACCCCTGCTACGGCTACAACAGCGTTTTTAAGGCCTCCCATAGCATTAACCAGGCTCATAACCATACTTACCACCCTGCCAGCTACATTACGGACAATTCGAAAACCATAGATTATTTTATCAATAAAGGCATTTAACTTTTGTTTTATCAGCTTTTTGTTTGCTATATACCAAGTAGTGAATTGCTCCATCATAGGGGCAATTACTTTCATTAATTTTGTCCCTATAGTATTCGCAAGACCTCCCAAGATAGATTTTTGATCCAGCACTGCATCATTAAATCTTGCGGCTGCGGCTGTTGCATCACTATCAAGGACAAGACCTAAATCTCTTGCCCGTTGCCTTTGTTGATTTATGGCATCACTACCTTGTTGCATAGACAGTAATATATCGCCGCTTATACCCAGTTTTTGAGCAAATTCCGCCCGCTCTGCTTGCGAACCCAATCTTGACAGTGCATCTGCTACATCATTAAAAAGAGCATCTGTTTGTTTTATCCGCCCGTTGGTATCTGTGACAGATACGCCCAACATCCCGAAAACTTCTACGCCAGCGCCCATCCCTCTTGCAGATTCCGAGGCAATACGGCCTAACTGCTCTAATGATGAGTTCATCGAATCAACAGACCCACCATTTAATTCCGCTACATAACCAAGTTCTGATAGTGCTTCAGAATCTATCCCTATTTGTTGAGATAGTTTCCCGAGCTTATCATTGGCCTGTGCCATCTTATTTGTAAAAGCATAGACAGCACCTGCGGCTGCCGTAGCAGCTACAGCCATAACGGATAAGCTTTTGACAGCGGATTTTATAAAGGCATCGAACTTTTTAAGCTTGCTTCCGTCAAATTGAAAGCTTAATTTTGTTATTAAATTTTCAATGACTTTATCAGCCATTTATCCCTCTCTTGTTTTGTAAATAGATTTGTTCTTCTTTTAGATCCAAAACCTCACTTAAATAATAAGCATCTTCGAGACTGTAGCAGGTCTGTAATTCGTGTAGTGTTGCTACATTGCCGTTTATCAACCTTGCGATAAAAGGATTTACGTTTAATTGTCTTGAGTCAGGTTCACCTATTCTATGATGGGCGAACTTGACTCTTCGGATTCCCCCATAGTAAAATTCGCCTCCATGATAAACCCTACGACCTTCCACATTTCAAGGGGTTTCCCCGCAAAATATGTAGCAAAATCAATCGCTTTCGGGATACCTTTTTCTTTGTAGAAAACCCCTTTTTTAAAAAGGGACAAGACAAGATCATTGACTATCTCATCGTCAAAATTTTCCATCAGTTGAGGGATAAGTGTTTTTAATTTATCCTGGACGCTTCCTTTATCCCCGACAAGGGACAAAATACCAGTCCCAAGAATCTTAATCAATTTTGTTTGGACTTTTAACGCACTTACCGCATCCATCTGCGTTACTAAATATTCCGTAGTCCCAATAATTTTGCTTTTTTGTTCCATATTTTACCTCTTACTATGTTATGATAGGTGTCATTTCATCGCCCCTGAAAACCCATTCCATAGCATTGGCTTTTGGCCCCCGTACAACTTTTGGATATTTATTAATCCATGCGTTGTTTACTACAAACGTTTCTCCTGCTTCTTTATCTTCTATTATCATTGGAGCAACCCCTGAGCCCGTTGTTTTATCTAAGGTGTAGGCTGCTGTCAATTCAGCGTTGGTGATTGATGTCTGCAATAATTTGATTGTTATAGTGCATCTATTATCGCTTGTTTGTGATCTTGCTACATCACCTTTTGCCCCAGCGACATCAGAAAATTGATCCTCTTCCATTTCAATCGTGAGAACATCGTCTCCTTCCGCCCATCCCTGTATTTCGATAATCCCGAAAATAGCATTTGCGTTTTGAAACGAAAATGTTTTAAAAAGTGCCATAGTGTATATCTCCTTGAAACTATTATATTGAGACAGTCCCCCGGATTACAAGAGTATCTATTGCTCCTTGCAATTCCGCGGTAAAAGTCCCGTCAGGTAATAATCTGTCATCTCTGTCGGCCTGAGATATCTCTGAGCGTTTAGGGAAATACGTCACAACCGACCCAGGGACTAATATCCCCTGTTTAACTCCATATTGATCAAGTAAGCTCCGTAGCCTGTTGTCTACCATCGATATACCGGGATTAGAAAAGGGAACTATGTCTTTTTCCAGGAGAAGAGACAACAAACCTTCCTCAACCCGCGCTTGGAGGAAATCAATATTTCTTATTATATCAATATATTCTCCCTCCTTATCAGGATTTTTGCCGCCACCCATAGTACCAAAATACACAAATGAAGCATCTAATGCAGCAGTGTACAGGTTACAATTAACGTCCAATGCAGCGTCTTTTTGCGCCTCTGTGAGTACTACAGCGGGAATATCTTCCTTAGCACCTTCTGCTTTGCCTGCAAGCTTTTTATAAGCCCAATTTGTGGAACCAACAGGCTTAGGGAGCTGTTGCCCCATCCATGACATATCCGGGTAAAGGGATTCTATGTCATGGTATATAAAGCCAGTCCTTTTGTAGTTGGCATTTTTAACGTAGTAAGAAGAGGTCGCAGTGCTGCCGAGGACAGTAGTATTGGCGTCATTGGTAGCGATCAAGAAAATCTTTCTGCGTGATTCTATTTCGTCCGCCATATCGTCAATAACGGCGGTATCTCTGAATTTTGCCAATGCCCCCATAGCAGCCCAATCACTGTTGACTTCTTCGATCGCTTCTAACGCAGCGCTAAAATCCTCTGCTACTTGACCTTGCGACAATATAGAACCGCCTAAATTAGAAGGCCCGGCGAGGGTAGCACCATCTAAAAAATTTGCCCCACTTATATCTGTGCCGGATGGAGACGCTACTGTAGTAAGTAAAGAGATAGTAGAAGATTCTCCTGTTGTTCTGCTATTAATATTAAATCTGTTTACAAGGTAATAGCAGTCACCATTTGCACCGAGGGCAGTATCAATCACCGAGGCTACATCATCAAGTGAAGTAACCATTGAGAAATCCAGCCCGGTCAGTTCTCTTACTACACCGTCAATAGTAATAGAGAATTCACCATCTGAAATGTCCGCCCAAACGGCAACCGTTGTTTCAGGGTCTTCCCCGCATTCAATTAACGCTGCTGAAGCATCATCAACAAATCTTCCAAACTGTAGTTCATTTGGCTGGTTTACAAGAAATGGATCCTGATTAAAAAAAGCATCAGCGGCTAAGGATTCCTCCGAGTCATCACCGAAAAAAGTTTTTACTGAATCGACCGTAGTAAATCGCATATGCCGTCGAGTAGCTGAAAGCAAATTCGAGTCAGTGATAACCATTAAGATATTAAATCCTGCCTCTGATACCCTTGCGGTATCTTTCCTTATCTCTATATCTGTAAACCTTTTGATAGGTCTTGTCGCCATAGTTTAAGCCCCCTGCTCTATTGTTTTTGTTGTGTTGTTTAGTTTATCTGTTATTTCTATTTTCTTGATAACCTCAATATTTTCACTATCCAAAGATCGCACATAAAAGAAGCAGTCAAATTGTGCCCGGTTTTCAAAACCTTTGTTTATCTCTTCAGGTATTTTATTAATAGTCCCGGCATTGCGGAAACCTAAACCTCCGGCATATAATTGTTCATAGACAGTCACCATACTTAAACTATCTCTTAACTGTGTTGCGTGCATCAAAGCCGTTGCGCTGAAAACATTAATGCTAACAAAAAGTTCATTCATCGTTGAATGCGCTATGTCAACGGAGTCATCTACTACGTTCAGGGATGAGATTGATTCATCAAGTCCCGTTTGTGTAATCTGAGCAATATTAATTGAGACATAAGGCAGGTTTGGTCTTGCAGCGTTTGGGAAAGCGAATATTACTTCTTCCATAGTATCTACAACAGTTATTACCCAAGTCCGTAATGTATCTTCTATTTGAGAAATATTAATCATTGTTTTATTGCTATGCTCTTGTAATAATTCCCTATTTTTTTGTTAGCAACATTGTAAACAACCCAATTATAACCATCATATGATATAATGTCTTTTAACATTAACTTATAGGTAGTATGCACCTTAATTGCTTCCTTTGCCCTGTCTCCTTCCTCTAATACAAGCAAATCTTTCGCCGTAGCATCCTGCACAATACCATCAAAAGACAAAGCTTCCGTCTCCCCTGTTACCCACCGGCCGGACACATAGCTCCCTTGGCATCTACTACCCGTTAAGGGTTCTAACCAACCGACAAAGGCATCGGTAACGTCATTTACTATCATCTATTCACCTTGTACGTGATCGAGTTTTTCATCTGGCCTGTATCAATCAAGGGATTTGCTTTCCCTTTTTTTAAAGCTATTGTTCGAGGTGAATTAGGAGGTGACTTAATTTTTATGATTTTTAACCTGATTTTATCGGCTAAATACTCCCCCAATAAGGCCAAAGCTTTGTTTGTCTTTATCTCCCCTTTAGTTATCAAAGACAAATATTTTTTCTTTTTAGCTTTTATTTTTGATCGTTCTTCTGCGATCGTTGTCCTCATAAAAGACCGTTCTGGAACACCTACACCAAATTCATTGATAAAAGCGATCTGTGCTACAGTTAAATCCCCGGAACTATGTTTTCCCGCATCAATAACTCCAATATCTACAGTCCCGGGAGTTTTAATCCTGTCCTTTATGGCTTCTATCCCGCCATTTTTTTTAACTCTTTTTACACTACACGACACAAGCCGGGACTCCTATTGTTTTCCTTAAAGCTAAATATCTTTGACCGTAGGCAGTACTCATATAATAAGCCTCTGTTGCATCTGCTGGCGTTGCTGTAGCATAAGTCACAGATACCCCATCTACTGACTTACTATTTACAGGGGCAGAGGCATTACTTGCCCCGGCCTCTGTTTTATTCCCTAAAGTCAGATAGTGTGCTGTCAAATAATACAGAGCCAAATCATATTTAGCCCCCCAAGAAACAGGATTAACAGAGGCAATAGCATCATCGATATATTGCTGTATTTTGATATCGCCTTCTATTTCAAACTCCTTAAATTTAAATCTAAACATAGCTGGAGTGATTGACATAGATTACCCCTTCGGTTTTTTCTTTTCTTCCACTACGAACAATGTGTTCCCTATATGCCCTTCTGCGGCCTTGTTTCCTTTAATTGCTTCTTTCCAAGCTGATTCATCTACCGTAGTAAGACCAGGCAAAAAGCGTAAATCCTTTTTCCCTCTCGTCTTAAATACTATGAGGCTTGAATGTCTATTTTCGATAATCATTTTTTCCCCTCTCTCATTTTTTGATTATATCCCATCCGCATATCTTGCTGACCCTGGGTAACGGAATTCTACACCACCAATTTTGAATTCGCCTGGTACCTGGAAACCTCTGCCTTTCCGTTGTGGTTCTGTAAACCGTAGTGGCATTGGTATATGGAAAACTACCTTGTCTATATCTTTGTCATAGGCCATCATACGATTAACGCCGCCTGAACCGGCTCCTGTCAATTCTGCTAAAGGTTTGATGTCTGATTCTGAGGACAAATACGGACTATTGGCAACTAACCAGGCCGCTATTGAAGTATCACGATATTCACTGCTCGGGGTAGAAAATATGTAGTTCCAGTTTGCTGTTGGTAGTAACAAAGTGGAAGCTCTTTCAATTTGCAAAGAATCAACAAAAATATCCCCCATAAGGTCATTTACATCAAACAATATTTCTTCCGGAGTTTTTGTCACCCACGTTGGAGTTCCTCCTGCGCCATTAACAACGGTTGTAACGGTAACATTAGGATTGTTTAAAAATCCTGGCAGGTTATGCGTAGGATTCCCCACCATAGCAGTTCTTTGCGCTAACTCTTCATATGCCCTGCGCGCGGTGTTTGCTTTTAACTGAGGGAGCGGCCTTTTAAGTTGAACTGCTTGCCGTAGTTCCTCATCAGAATATTCATATCCTGTAGCGCCTAACTCAACAGGGACAGTTATTTTCTTTGTCCCTATTTCTGAAATAGGCACATTCAAGCTTTTTGACCCGACAAATTCTGCTATGGCTGCGCCATCCATGTAAAAATAAGTTATAGACTCCGCCCATTCACCGGCCTCTTGCGATACCGGTATCACATCGGCGTAGTTTATCGCTTTGTATTTCTTTTCGTACATCTTTGTTTCTATGTAGGTCAGTTGGCTTAATAGAAAGCTAAGACCTGTTGCAGCATCATACGTCATTGTTTTCTCCTCGTTTATAAGTTTTAATCTTATTGTTCTCTTCATCGTCAGAATTACGATCTGAGCTTGATTTTTGCAAGCCCACCGGCACTTGTTGTAGTTTCAAAAGTGGCACCTTCTATTAAATCAGCCTCGTCAGTATTCGCATCTTTCCTGAATCGGCCAACTACATCAAGAGGAGCTGTTGCAGCAGTATGCCTGAAATACACAGGATCCCCAGGGACAACGGACTGTTCCGTATATACCCATATTTCACCGAAATCGATGATATTCATCTCCCTGTGTTCTTCATACACATGCAAATCGTCTGCATTCACTGACCATGCCGTTGTCATTTCCGTAACCCCGAGGAATGATTGTCCCGTCTCAGAGGGAAGTTTAGCCTGGTTGTCAGCCGTGCCCCTTACTACGGCCCGGCCAAAGGGGATGTCACCACCTTCAGCCACTTTTGAAAAGATATTGGTTAATCCAAGTGTTGCTCTTTGACCTTCATAGGCCGCTGAATGTTCTTCCGAATAAGATGTTTGGACTGGCATTATACGCCCTCCTCTATGTGCAGGTTATCTTTTATGTATTTTTGCCTTGCTGTTTCTCTTGTTATTTTCTTGCCTTCTTTGTCCCGGAAATCCTTGTTTAAATTATCAATAGAGTCCGTTGCTTTTTTGGCCTTAGCTACGGCCATGTCATAAGCCGCGTCAATATAGTCTACGGTTTTGTCTTTTAATTCCATGTCGGGCAGGATATGGACAATAACGGCGGATTTAATATCTTGAGGACAATCTATTTTTTCCGGCATTTTATCGCCCAGGATAGCCCTTGCATCCGCTATTAACAGAGCTCTTTCCGTTATCAAAGCGTTTAATTTTTCATCTGATAGTTGCGATTTTTCCAAGGCATCTGCTTTTGCTATGGCAGCATCTTTTTCTTTTATCGCATCTAACTTCTCTTTTTCTTTCTTTTTAATCTCTTCTTCGTCTTCCTCCTCTTTCTTTTTAAATCGTTCGGCTAATTTTTTCTTTTCCTCGTCATGGCTTTTCTGTAGTTTTAGAATAGCCTGTTCCAGTTGTTTGTCTTGTACCTCAAAGTCAATACCATCTATAGTTATCATATTACACCCCTTGTCCATTGTTAATCTACATGCAGGGCCACAACGGCCCGCGTCTACTATTGCCAAATGGTTTGCTCTAATATTAGTTTGGATAAACTCATATTCAGCACCATTAAAAACACCGGATTCTTTTTTTAAATCGTTAGTGTACCCGACTGAAACTTCGGTTTTCCCTTTTTGTATTTTTGTGATTAGGTCTTTGTCTGTAACGGTAATTAATCCAATTAATTGGCCCTCATCATTACTACGTACCTCTGAAACTGTCCCTTTTTGTAGTTCTTTAACATTGTTTGTATTAACTAAAGTCGTTGGATGATCGTCTGTAACAACCAGGTTTACAAAAGATTTAATGCTTTCAGGGTGGAAAACCTCTTCAGGGATTCTAAGCACCCCAATCCGCTCTTCCGCCCGATCTGTCAAACCTAACTCAAAACCAAGATATTCCTGGATGCCTGTTCTGGCGAGCACTACAGGCGCAGTCAAAAAGCCTGTAGTTTTATCTATCGTAGCTTTTAAAGACTGAGGACTATCACACAACAGTTTTTTTAACATACTTAAACCTCAATAATCGGACTATACCCACAACGGCAATTTATATCTGTAATCCCCGGCTGGATATATTTATTTTCCATCTTAGACCAAGCTCCTTTGCTTAGTTCAAACTCCTGACCATCTAACGCCCTGTGCGAAGGACGGACAGCTTTGTCCCTGCTTGTCCTATATATACCCCGAGTAATGCCAAGTTTCGTTGTTCTACGCAACGATAATTGTGAGTTGATAGTTTGGCTTTCGTTCATCGCTATTGTTTTAATACGCCCAAACAATTTACTGTTTACACCGGTCTTTGATACTATTTCTTTTTCTATTGTAGCATACTTGGCACCACTCGCCACATTATTGTTCACTATTGTTTCAACCTGTTTTATGTACTCATCTGGGAGACTTGTAATAAGCCCCGTATTTTTATGCACATTTAACGCTATTAATTCCTCTAACCCTTCATCTGCGATAATGCTATTTAAATTAACCCCTCTAAATGCCCTTGCCATAGCACGATCAAACTTAGATTTGTTTGTAGCGTTAATTTTATGCACAAACTGAGACGCTGTTGCCTCTGCGAAACTAAGTGTTGCATGTCCCGTAAATTTACCCTTCAGTTTAGCAAAGATACGAGCTAATTGATCAGCTACCCCGTCCATAGCATAAGCTGATTCTTGTGCTTTTAAAAAAGCTAATACTTCTTGCTTAACTTCAGCTATCAAAGCCCTGCCAAACTGATTTAATTTTCGCCTGTAGTCTGCACCAAGACTCTTTGTCCCTTTTATGGGAGGGACTACTATGCGCCTTTTTTTCTTTTTTGCCATTATATCAATAGCTTACTTTATTCAGATTCAAAATTTAACTCTTCAGCTTCTTTTGCCTCTTCCTCTACCCGGTTTTCATCTACAGACACAAAAGTCCCTTTTTCTGCGAGTTCTGACAAAACATCTATTTTATCAATTATTTCGTAGTCTAAATAAACCTGGTCTCGTTGTGCCCGTTTCAAATCTATGTCCGCCTGCTCAACTTCTGTCAGTTGTTTCAACGGCAGGAATTCAAATTCAAATTCATCAATATCTTGTTGTGCCGATGCTATAATAATTTTATCCATCCAAGTAATAACTGGCCTCATCTCGTTTTCCTGGATCGACTGGATATTATCGAAGTAGTTTAACATATCCGATTCGCCTGTAGCATTTAGCCCGGTGGGAGATATACCAAGGAGCTTTGTCACAGGAATATTAAATGCCCCTGCGACCTTTTGGATAAAACGATCATCTATGTCAGGTAAATTCTGAAAAGTATTTTGTTTTTTGTCGTAATCATCTTCACTATCAAGAGCAATCCCGTTTATTACACTTTTCATTTCATGAGCTACTTTAAGCCTTTTTACTACAAGGTCATCGTTCCCTTCCGCCATTAAGGCCATAAATCCTTTGATCTTGTAGACATCTATATTCGCCTCATAAACGAGATTGCTTATAGACTGAGACACAATTTGGCTATCTGAAAGAGGTTCATACCTGTTTGTAAAAATAGAATTGCCCCAATAGTTTTGCCTTTCCATCTCCGCAAGGGTGGTTGTTTCTCCCATAATTTTATAAAGCCTTGTGTGATGAATCCGTTGCCCATTCCTTGCTACTGTGTAGTATTCAGGTTGTCCAAAATTAGGGGACAAAACATTTCTATTTATTCCATCTGTATAAATATTATACCTATCGAGGACAATGAAATTTTTCAACGATCCGGGTTTTATATGCTCTATGTCCAGGGGCTCTTCCATGTCTTCACCGTCTATTATACTTATAATCACAGCTCCACCAAAAACCCTCGCCCATTTAAATGCTATGTTGATTTTCCCTTTAATATCATACTCTTTCAAGAGTGATTCAACCTCTTTCTTTTTTTCTCCATCTGGTATCAACAAACTACGCCATTTTCTTGTGGCATCGTCAACAGGTACATCAACTACTTTTGCAGCGAGCCAATTATAAACATAGAGGTTATTTGCCGTTGTTTGGTCAATAAAAAGACCTTGTTGATAGGTATTGTATACACGTGGATCTTTTGTCCCACCAAGCCCTTTCATAACATTTTTAAAGCCATCTTTCGTTGTCATTAATCTGGCGCCTCCATAGCGGCCTGTAGTAAGTTTGTTTGATCCTGATTTATAAATGCAACTTCAACGGCAGTAATAAGAGTGTCGATATCATCGTCAAATTCACTATTGGGAAACTCCCTTGCCTCTTTGGTCAAATTCCCTATCCCTGCAATATCCGTATTAAGGACAACACGGCCTGCCTCAATATAAGGCGCTGCATCTTGTGCCCTTAGCACTTTATCCTTATTCCTCGGTATTTCTACTACTTTCATCCCTTTGCGCCGTAGTTCCTGAAGCAACCCAGTCCCGCTTGATTTGTCCTCGATATACATAGCACGCAGGATAGGGTCTTGTAAATTGATTCTTTTATGGTCGTGTTTTTTATAGAATATTTCAGCCTCTCTTCGTAGTTCGGGAGCCTCAAACTTCTCTCGTAGTTTATCCAGTAAATAAATCTTGTTATCAAATCCCATCCCCCATGCCTGGAATACAGTCCAATCATTTTGAGTTTTAACTTTTTGTGCTGTATCAACTGTGATGAATTTGTACTTAAGCAACGGAATCGACCCGTGCCACCATTGCCACCAGTCATCTTTAAACAGGTTTCCCCCTGTAACAGTGGGATTGCCTTGGTATAACGATTCCCAACTTTCTTGAGACCTCGTTGCTTTCCTGTTTTCTAAAAATTCTTTTGATTTTAATTCCGGGAACAACGGTTCTCCAGCACGGCGGTGTTCCTCATCTTTTGTCGCTATAGCCTGGTAATTTACCATAGTGATTTTACTTAAAAGCTGGTCTTTAGTTTTAAGTAGTCTTGCTATAATATCATGAGTTGACCATCTTGTCATAATGATCAACAATCCCGCCATCTCCGACAGTCTCGTTGAAAAATCATCCGTGTACCATTCCCATATCTTTTGACTCCAAGTGACGCTATTAGCTTGCTCCCTGCCCTTTACTACATCATCAATTATCCCATAATCCAGGGTTTCACCCGTTACACTACCTCCAACCGTAGTATTACGAAACGACCCTCCAGTGATTACCCTGTTAGAATCCATAAATTCAAGATGTTTCAACGTCTTTATGGCCTCACCTTTTTTGTTGCTCAAAGTCAAATCAGGGAATATCTTTTTGTATTTAACACTGTTGATCTGCCTTTGTTGCGCTAAATTACATCTTGTTCCAAGCATGTCCGAAAACGTAGCAAAAATAATCCTCGATGTAGGATTTTTCCCTGCAATCCAGGATATAAAATCGGCCACAGTCCAACTTTTTCCGTGTTGCGGTGGCGTTGTTATTAAAAGAATAGGTCTTAGGCCTTTT